ACAAAGTGCGTTTGCTCGTAGATCCAACATCAACGTATAGCCGTGCAGCCGCTGCTGCTATGGGTCGAGCAATGGATGATGTTGTCATCAGCGCTGCTTTAGGTTCATCGCAAACAGGCAAAGACGGTTCAACAACAACAGCACTACCTGCTGGGCAAAAGATTGCTCATGGTTCTGCTGGTTTGACTATTGCTAAGTTAGTATCTGCTAAAGAGCTACTAGATTCAGCAAGTGTTGATCCATCTATTCCACGGCACATTATTGTTTCACCAAAGCAGATTTCTGATTTGTTAAACAATACAACCGTGACTTCAGCCGACTTCAATACTGTTAAAGCTTTGGCTCAAGGTGAAATTAATTCATTTGTTGGATTTAACTTCATCGTAAGTAATCGTTTGACCGATGACGGCACAAGCCGCCAGGTTATCGCGTTTGCTCAAGACGGTCTGAAGCTTGCTGTTGGCAAAGAGCCAGCCGCACGTATTGATGAACGTGCTGACAAGTCATACTCAACTCAAGTCTATTACTGCCAAACTATTGGTTCTACCCGTATGGAAGAATCTAAAGTGGTAGAAATAGCTTGTAACGAATAAGGAGATTGACTAATGGCTACTGTTTATTCAACACAACGCACTAACACACGCGCTACTCCAGCCGTGATGAACAAGGCAAATGAGCTTGGCGGTAGAGTCCGTGTGGCTCATGGTACATACGAAGCATCTTCTTTAGCATCTGGTGATGTTATTGAGATGTTTATTCTACCAGACGGCGCAAGATTGCTTGAAGGGTCACTAGCACATGATGCTATGGGTTCATCAACAACTTTGTCAGTAGGTTATGCCGCGCATACTAATGCGGCTGGCACTGCTGTTGTTGCTGCCGCTGCTGCTTATAAAGCTGCTGCTGCTTCAACATCTGCTCAGAAGGTAGACATCCTCGCTACTCTAGCTCTAGGCTCAGGCACAGAGACAGACACTAACGAAGATGGAGTTGCTGTTACCGCAACTATGGGTGGTGCTGCTGGTACAGGAAGTATCGAAGTAACTATCAAGTATGTAGTTGACTAATTAGGTTGGGGCGGTTCGCCGCCCCTTCTTTTACAGGATAGGTTAAAATGGCGAGTACAGTTGATATTGCAAACTTTGCGCTTAACAATCTAGGCGCTTCTAACATTACTTCATTAGATGAAAACAGTAAGGCGGCGCGAGTTGTTAATCAAAGATATGAATCGGTTAGAGATACTGTTTTTAGGGCTCACCCTTGGAACTGTCTAACAAATAGAGCAAGTTTAGCTCAAGAAACAACTTCTCCAGCATATGGTTATGCATTTCAATATTCACTACCAACAGATCCTTTTTGCTTGCGTGTTTTAGAATTTAGCAACGGTTCTCTTTCATATCCGCAAGACAACATAACAAATAATTCTGGTGGCCCAGTTTTTGTAATAGAGGGCCGCAAGCTTCTTACTGATGAAGGTAGCGCACAAATTAAATATATTGGGCGTGTAACAGATACACAGCTTTACGATGCTAGCTTAATAGAGGCGTTAGCTGCTAGGTTATCTGCTGAGATATGCTACGCTATTACAGGTTCTACTAGTATGGTTCAGATACAAACATCGCTGTATGAAGGTAAAATCACTGAAGCACGATTTAATGATGCAACAGAGGGTGCAACGCAACGCCTAGAGGCAAGTGACTTTATTGAAAGCAGGTTCTAATGGCACGTTCTGCACCAGCGTTTAGTTCTTTTACAGCAGGTGAGATTAGCCCAAAGTTAGAGGGCCGTACCAATATAGAAAAGTATCGTGAGGGATTATCAGACCTTACAAACATGGTTGTTATGCCTCATGGCGGTGTAACACGTAGGCCAGGCACAGAATACCTTGGAGAGATAAAAAGCAGTTCTGTTAAAACAAGGTTAATACCGTTCCAATTTAAAACGGCTGATACTTACATTTTAGAGTTTGGTGAACAGATTATGCGTGTGTTTCGCAACGATTTGCAAGTTCTTACTAGCTCTGCAAAAACAATTACCGCTATTACTAAAGCTAATCCAGGCGTTTTAACAAGCAATAGCCACGGATTTAGCAATGGCGATGAGATCTTTGTTGATAGCGTTGGTGGTATGACAGAGTTAAATGGACGTAACTATCGGGTAGCGAACTCAACAACAAATACCTTTACTCTTGTAGATTTATTCGGCAGCGCAATTAACACAACAAGTTTTACAACATTTACATCTGGTGGAACTGCGACAGAGATATTTGAGGTTGCAACGCCATACACAGAAGCGCAGTTGTTTGATGTTCGTTTTGCACAATCGGCTGATACTATGTTTATAGTTCATCCAAGCCATCCAGTTAAAACGCTAACGCGAACAGATCATAATGCTTGGACGTTTGCATCTCTAAGCATAAATGAAAATAGCACTCCAACACTTACAAGTACAAATAATTATCCTAGCGTTGTTTCTTTTTTTGAACAGCGTTTAGTTTTTGGTAATACAAACAATAATCCGCAAACGTTGTGGTTTAGTAAAAACGGAGACTACGACAACTTTGCTACAGGTACTGGAGACAATGATGCTCTTATTTATACCATTGCTTCAAACCAGGTAAACGCAATACGTTTCTTATCAGCTACTAGAGTTTTAACTGTTGGCACTTCTGGTGGTGAATATGTTTTAACATCAACGAATGATGGACCGGTTACACCTACAACAACACTTATTCGTAAATACTCTAATTACGGTACAGCAGAAATAGAACCGGTACAGGTTGCTGACGTTACTTTGTTTGCCCAGCGCGGCAAAAGAAAAATACGTGAGTTTAAATTTGTTGGTGACGTTAACACTGGCGGCTATTCAGCGCCTGACATGACGATCTTAGCGGAGCATGTTACTGAGGGTGGCCTAGTGCAAATGGCTTTTCAGCAAGAGCCTGACAGCGTTGTGTGGTGTATTAGGGCTGACGGTACGCTTTTAGGTTTAACGTATCGCCGTGAAGAAGAGGTTGTTGCCTGGCATAAACACATTATCGGTGGTGCTTTTAGTAGTGGTCAGGCAGTTGTAGAAAGTATTGCTACTCTACCTACAGACACTGGTGAAGATGAATTATATATGATTGTTAAAAGAACAATTAATAGTGTTACGAAACGATATGTAGAAAAACTAAAGTTATTTGATTTTGGCGATAGTACAACAGGTGCATTTTTTGTAGATAGTGGATTGTCTTATAGTGGCGGTTCAGTAAATAGTCTTTCTGGTTTGTATCACTTAGAAGGTGAAACATTACAAGTATTAGGAAACGGTGCATCACATCCAAACAAAACCGTTAGTGCTGGTACTGTTGCTTTAGACTACGCATCAACATCAGCCGCTGTTGGATACGGATTTGATAGCAATATGCAAACATTACGTATTGAGTCAGGATCTGTAGATGGTATTAGCCAGGGCAAACCTAAGCGTGTTCACGGCATAACAGTAAGATTCTTTGAAACTGTTGGCGCAGAAGTTGGAAATGACAGTGGTGAAGTAGACAGAATATTTTTTAGGGATAGCTCTATGGCTATGGATACTGCTGTTCCTATGTTTACTGGTGACAAGGATATAGAGTTTCCAGGTGGATTTGATGACGATGATCGTGTATTTATAAAACAAGGTCAGCCTTTACCAATGACCGTTCTTGCGTTCTACCCACGCATGAATACATTTGATAAGTGAGTTTAAATTATGTGTAATCCTTTAACTATTTTATCAACTGGGATGCAAGTTGTTGGCGGTATTCAAAGTAAAAAAGCAGGTGATAGAGCAGCCGCTGCTGCACTACGTGCTGGTGAATTTAACGCAAAAATTATTGAACGTGACATTGATTTACTTGAACGACAAAGAGGAATTGTAAATTCAAATTATCTTGTTGATCAAGAAAGAACGGCAATAGCATTTGAAAGAGATGTTCAAGGTTCAGCAAAAGCAGGTTTTGGTTATGCTGGATTTGATATGAGCCAAGGTACACCTATGTCAGTTCTAAGGCAAAATGCTCGTGAGTTTGATTACGAAACAAAAATTCGTGAGTTTAATAATAAAATAACAAACATGCAGATTACAGATGCTCAAGAAGAAGCAGAGTTAAACGCAGAGTTGTCGCGTATGGAAGGTGGTATGGCTGCTGCATCTGCTCGCGCTCAAGGCACAGCATCGTTAATTAGCGGTTTAGGTGATGCAGCTAAGTTTGGTTATGAAGCTGGTCTTATAGGTGGGGATTAACAATGGCATTACGAATACCAAAATACACATCGCAACTATCTCCAACATCAGATGCCCCTGGTAGATCTATAAGTGCAAGAATGTCTCCTAGCGCTGTTGCTCAAGCAGAGCTAGCTAAAAGCGCACCAGCTTCAGCGCTTATTCAATCAGTCGGTGCATACGCTAAGATGCGTTACAACGCTGAACAAGAGTTATTGTTAAATGAAGGGTTGCTAGAGGCAGAAGAAGGCATACGCCAGGCAGCTTATGATCTTGAACGTGAAAAAAAACTAAGTAATGTTTTTGGTGGTGACAATATGTGGAAATCGCAAACAGAAGATTTGCGTACACAAGTGTTAGATAAAATTGGAACTAACAGATTTACACGCCAAAAATTTATGGATCGTTTTGATCAAATGGAACTTACTAGCAGGTTTCAACTTAAAGATGTTATTGACACTAAGATAGAAGTAGCGGCACAAGCTAGTCTTGCACGTAGACAAGAAAATATAGTAACAGAGCTTTCTCAAAATATATATCAAACAGGCGCAATGATTGATTCATATAATCAATTAGTTAGCGGCATTCAAAGTGATATATCTACAGGTGTTAAACAACAAAGATATAGCGAAACTGGTGCAACAATAGCTACATCAAAAATGAAAATTGATATAGCTAAAAATGTTGTAGGTGCTTACGTATCGACAACTCCAAGCTATGCTTTAGGTTTACTAGAAGCTTTAGAGGTTCAAGATTTATTAAATGCTGGAATTGAAGTTGATGTTGAAGACAGGCCTGTTTTAGATGGTGGATCTTATGCGTTACACACATTGCAAAACATACCAAGAGATGAAGCAAATAATATAATTAAAGATGCATTAACTGAAGCTGCTGCTTTTCAAAAAGTACGTGATGACGCGCAAGAAAAAAACGAAAAAGCAAATGAAGAATTGTTAAAATCACAAAGTGCAGATCTTGATGAATTAATGCTTACAATCGATCCTTTAAAAATATTTTCTTTAGAAGACGCGCAAACAGGAACTGAAGCAATTCTTGGAGCAGATTTTGAATTTAATACAACAGATACAGGCAGAGTAAGTGGTGCTGAAATACTTACTCAATTAAGACAATGGGCTTTTGGAAATCTCGATGTAACAGAACAAAAGAACAAATTTTATTTAGCAAGAATAAATGGTGCAGATTTAAGGCCTACAATATCTCAACCATTAACAATGGAAATGTTAACAAAAAAAGAAATACTAGGAACTTTAACATTTAATGATGTTGATAATGCTAGCGCTGTTTTAACATCTCCTGACCAACAGCGCTTGTACCAAGCAGTGAGAAATAACCAAGATCGTGGTGTTTCTAGAGCTAAAAATAATATAAAAAATGCAATGAAGTACGATGCAAATTTAATAAAAAATATGGATAATGATGCTGCTGAAAAAATAACAAATGAAATAAGTAATTTGTATAGGCAACTTGATACTGAGGTTGATAGACGTAGGGCTGCTGGTGAACCTATGACACAACAAGAAGTTATTGACCTAGGTAATAAATTAATTTCTGAAGCTCCAGGTATTAGAGAGATTATTGATGACGAATACGAAAAAACAATTACAGATGATACGTTCCAAAATCTATTGTCAGATATTATAACGCAAGCCGAAACTTTTCCACAATTAGAACGTCCAGCACAAATAATAAAATTAATTGATGACATGAATAGGCAAGATAATGTTGCTGAAAATAAAAAAAATGCGTCTAAGACGTTACGTTTGCAAATGTTAGATTTAAAGAAAAGATATGAGGGTCTAGCAAGATGAACCCAGAATACTATAGCATTGATGAAGAGCTTGATAAGTACGAAGAAGCTGCAAGATTTAAAGGCGCAAATTTTCCAGACACGCCATCAATGGTTGACGGTACATCATTTAATGCATCTAAAAACGTAGAAGAAGTTTTTACAAAGATGCCAAATGGTGGTCACGTTAAAATTGCAGAACGTGAAATAACACCGGAAGCAAAGATTATGCGGTACAACGCTGCGTTGCGTGAGCAAGGTATTACACCTACAGCAGATGATTTTTATGCTGCTGGTTTTGACGATGAACAAATAGCATCTGCTGGTTTCTTAGATATAGAAAGTACAAGTGGTGGACGTACAGAGCCCCTAAGCGAATATGAAAAAATGTTTGTTGAAAGACAAGGCGGTGAAGTTTATGACCCACCAGAAATAACATTTGGTCAAAAAGCTGCTGACTTAGCTGCATCTACAGGCAGAGTTGTTGCCGGTGGCATTCAAGATACAGTGGCAGGTCTTGCTGGTGGTGCTGATGATATAAGTGAGGCTATTGGTAATCTTGGTTATTTCTACATGGGGCCAGACGGTTTAGAGTATTCTCGTGAAAAAAAAGAAGGGCATTTGCGAGCAGACAAAGCTTTTGAAAATGGGTTAGCAAATATTGGTTTAAAAGTTCCGGAAGGTGATGGGCCTATAGAATCTTTAGCAAGAGGTCTTATGATGTTTGCTTCTGGTATGTCCATTGCTCCGGTTAAAGGCGTAAATTTTCTAAGCATGATGTTAAGAGGTGGTTTTGCAGATGCGTTGTTAGATCCAGAAGAAGGCAATATTTCAACACTAGCTAGAGAATATGGGTTTGATAATGCAATATTTGAGTTTTTAGACAGTGAGGTTGACGAAGAAGCATCTGCTCTAGAACGATTAGGCGCTAGAGTTACTAATACTTTTGAAGGTATTTTAGTTGGCGGCGCTTTAGATGGTGTTATAAAAGGATTAGGTTTTGGTCTTAAAAAAATAAAAGGCGATAAAAGCTTAGTTGAGTATCTCCGTGGAAAATTTGGTGTTGTAAAAGACAGATTAAATCAACCTGGAGAAATGCCACCAGTAGGTAGTCTTGGCGGTAATATGTTTGTAACTAATAAAACAAGTGCAGACGGTAGTTTTCCAGGCAGAATATCAACAAGGTTGCCAACAGCTAAAGCATCGACTGAAGATGCAATGACTGGAGATTTGATTGTTGGGTTAGATGAAATGAAAACAGACCCAGCACTTTATGAGTTTAATGTTA